GACAATCAACATGTTGAAAATATCATTGGTGATGTGCCAGTTATTGGATTCTGGGACACTATGAACGACGTAATCAGTTCTACCATACATTCTTTAAACGTATTCGATCACACCGAACCTGTCATGGGTCAAATGGGACCACCGGGAATGACATGTCGAATTTCTTCAGTTGGAATCAAGGATATGGAATCAAATGAAGAAAAGATGTTTTTTCCGCTTGACAACGTTCGCGAGTCGTGTTATATTTATAATATAAATGAGGAGAGGCTTAAAGAGTCAACTGGCTTGCTAAAACAAATCAAAGAAGATTTAAAGGCAAAGCTATCAGAATCTTTGAACATTTCCTTTGGAATTTTCCCTAGCTCTTATGATAGGGATTTTGGGTATGTGTTAAAGCATACCTCTTTTGTACAAAACCAGCGGCAGGAATAAATCTTCCTGTTGACTTTAGGGCAATGCCCACAACTACTATATAGGAGAATAATCATGGCAATCAATCTAGACAAAATGCGTGCCAAACTAAGCGCACTAGACAACAAGGGAGGCAAGTCCTCCTTCTGGAAACCAGAGAATGGAGAACAAGATATTCGTATCGTGTGTCCTTCCGATGGCGACCCATTCAAGGACTTTCACTTTCATTACCTTGAAGTGAGCGGTCAACGCAAGACAGTTATGTGTCCAAAGCGGAACTTTGATGACGACTGTCCAATTTGTGAATTCGCATCTTCACTGTGGCGAGATTCAGTGAACGAGAATTCCGAAGAAGGTAAGAAGACTGCAAAAGGTCTATTTGTCAAGCAACGGTACTTCTCGCCCGTTCTTGTCCGTGGTGAGGAACATGATGGTGTTCGAATCTGGGGATACGGTGTGACGGCTTATAAGAAGCTCCTCGCGCTTGTTCTGAACCCAGAGTACGGTGATATCACAGATATCCACGACGGAACCGACCTTACCCTTACATACGGTAAACCACCCGGTAAGATGTTCCCTGAGACAGACTTGAACCCTCGCCGTCGCACCTCGCCTTTGTGTAATGATGATGTTGGTGGTAAAGACAAGTGTGCAGAGTTGCTTGAGAACATTCCTTCGTTTGATAATCTTTTCGAACGCCAGAGCACGCAAGATGTTCAGAACATTCTGGATGAGTTCTTGGCAGACGAAGATATGGCCGGTGATGATGTTGTTAAGTACAATAATGAAGCCGGAACATCAATTGACGACGCATATAAGGAACTTATGAATAGTTAATACTATTTATATGTAATGGCCACAGGGGGGCATGGGCAAAATTGATGCCCCACTTTTGGAGAAAATAGATGAAAGCGTTTTTGAACGCGGCAAAAGAATACTGTCGCGATAATATATTATTTATTGGTGTCATGCTGCTAGCACTTGTGACAATTTATTCCTTGCTAGATACGGAAGCAGCAGCAGCCCCACTTGACTATCCTGAGATTAATCAATCTTACGATTTCAATGTTGGGATTAGTGAAGACAAATTTATACATGCATATACCGTAGTTAAATACGAGTAGGAGGGTTAATGGCGCGGGGCAAAGCGAAGTCCGCCACTAAGGCTGGGCGACTTTCTATTGACGAGATGAGAAAATTAGTAAACAAGAAGGCTGGGGTAAATGTAGCCCACAACCTTCGAGAAGCCAATCCAACAGAAGTAAAGGATTGGATTCCAACAGGTTCACGATGGCTTGATTCGATTATTTGCCGAGGCAAGTATGCTGGAATTCCTGTTGGAAAGATTGTGGAGATAGCAGGTCTGGAAGGAACTGGTAAATCCTATATGGCATGTCAGGTAGCAGCGAACGCACAGAAAAAGAATATTGATGTAATTTATTTTGATTCTGAGTCTGCTGTTGATCCCGGCTTCCTTGAGTCTAGTGGTTGCGACCTAGACACATTGCTGTATATTCAAGCAACTTCTACCGAGATGGTGCTTGAAACTATTGAGGAGCTTTTGGCCTCTAACGACAATCCAATGTTATTTATTTGGGATTCGTTGGCTAACACTCCTTGTGAGGCAGACATTGAGTCTGACTTCAACCCCCAACGGACAATGGCGATGAAGCCTAGAATTCTTTCTAAAGCTTTCTCAAAGTTGACTGTACCAATCGCAAACTCTGGTTCAACCTTGCTGGTATTGAATCAGTTAAAAACAAACATAACTAGCAACATTGCAGAAGCTATGACAACTCCCTACTTTGCCCCCGGTGGGAAAGCAGCCGCCTACGCATATTCTTTGCGTGTTTGGTTGACCGGTCGTAAGAGTAAAGCTAGCTTCCTCCTTGACGATCGTGGTTTCCAGATCGGCTCAGAGGTCAAAGCGAAGATTAAGAAGTCTCGTTTTGGCTCTCTAAATCGCGAATGTGTATTCAAGATTTTGTGGGCTGGCGGTGAAGCACGGATTCAGGATGAAGAGAGTTGGCTCGAAGCGATCAAGGCATCCGAACATGTAGAGCAAAGCGGAGCTTGGTATGCGCTTGTGTACCCTGATGGATCAAAAGAAAAGTTCCAACAAGCACACTGGCTTGATAAACTAAAAAATGATAAATTTAGGAATCGGGTATACGAGGTCATGGACGAGCAAGTGATTGTCAAGTTTGAGAACCGGACGGGTAATCCAGAAGAGTTCTATGATATCGAGGCTGCTGAGGCTTCTTGACATCTTCTTGACAATTAATTTGTTGCTAGGGGCTCCTCATGTGTTATATTATTAATACATGAGGAGCCTATTACTTTACAGTGGTTCTACTAGGGGGAAAGAATAATGACGGACACAAACAAAAAGCGAGTTATGGTGGTAGATGCTCTAAATCTATTTATCCGCTGCTACATCGTTAATCCAAGCATTTCAACAAATGGAAATCCAGTTGGTGGTATTGTTGGGTTTCTTGGTTCTTTGCGTAAGCTGATGCGAGAAACAAAGCCAGACCAAGTTATCATCTGCTGGGATGGGCCGGGAGGCTCACAAAAGCGCCGTGAGTCTGTGAAAGAATACAAGCAGGGACGCAAACCTCTTCGTAAGAATTATGAAATCGAAGGGATGGACGAGCAATCAGAAAAAGAAAACAAGATCTGGCAACAAGCCCTGCTTCTTGAGATTCTCAATAACATGCCTGTAGTGCAGCTTATGCTTCCAAACGTAGAAGCAGATGATATCATTGCTATGGTATGCAGGCATCAAATTTACGACGGTTGGCAAAAAGTTATCATCTCATCTGACAAAGACTTTCTTCAATTGATGGATGAGGATACTATTCTATTTAGGCCGATCCAGAAGAAGATTCACACATGGAAAAATGTGATTGAAGACTTTGGCATTTCTGCACAGAACTTTGTTCTGGCCCGCGCTATTGCAGGCGATAAGTCTGATAACCTTGCTGGTATTCCACGGGCTGGGCTTCCAACCGTGGCCAAGCGTCTTTCGTTCTTGTCTGAAACTAAAGACTACAACCTAGATGATATTTACGATTACTGTAATTCAAAGCTAGAAACTAAAGTAAAATTCTATAATCATGTTGTCGAAGGCTTTGATACAGTTGAAAAGAACTACCAAATTATGAATTTGGTTCCACCAAGCATTTCTCCCCAAGGTAGGGAAAAGATTAATTATGCGATTGAGAATTTTGAATTTGATCTCAACGCGACAGAACTTAAGCGTCAATCCATCAACAATGGATTCGCCCACTTTGATTGGTCAGAATTAATCGCCAGTATGCGAAGAATTACGAATAATAATAAATCTGCTTGACACAGCGCATACTTAGTGTTATAATAATAATCAATAGGGGCTAATATGAATCAAAAGCAGGTTGGCTTTTCCAAGTACGGGAAAGACTTCCAAGAGGATCTCTGTCACTTAATTTTAGACGACAGGCCTTTTGCAGATCAAATATTTGAGGTCTTGGACATCAACTTCCTTGAGCTTAAATATTTGAGAGTCTTTACCGAAAAGGTTTTAGAATATAGAGAAAAATATGTTATGCACCCTAACCGCAAGGTTATGGTGACGATTATTAAATCAGGGTTAGGCGACCACTCTGAGGCAACAAGAAAGCAGATTGTTGATTACTTCTCTAGGGTGATGATAAAAGAAGTAGTAGAAAACTCACAATTTATTAAAGACACAGCTTTGGACTTTTGTCGAAAGCAAAAACTAAAAGAAGCCATGGTTAAGTCAGCAAAACTGATTAATACATGCTCATTTGATGAAATATCTAAACTTATTAATGATGCAATCATTCTGGGGGAAAGTAATGATTTTGGATACGACTATGTTAAGGACTTCGAAAAACGCTTTGAACTCAAGGCGAGGAACCCAATCAGCACTGCTTGGTCTGAGTTTGATACCCTTATGGGTGGCGGGCTTGGCTCTGGGGAACTGGGTGTGGTCATTGCACCAACAGGTGCAGGAAAGTCTATGGTACTTGCACACCTCGGTGCCGTTGCCGTAAAAGCTGGTAAGACAGTTGTACACTACACTTTGGAATTGTCCGATGTCGTGGTTGCACAACGATACGATAGCTGCATCACAAAAGTCTCGCTCAACGAACTATTCCAGTATAAAGAGTTGATTCGAGAGACTGTAGAGGAGATAGACGGAACTCTAATTGTAAAGGAATACCCCACCAAATCTGCAAGCGTCAATACACTGCGATCTCACCTAGAAAGACTAAAAGCGAGAGATATTAAGGTAGATACAATCATTGTAGACTATGGAGATCTTCTCAAACCTGTTACAAAAAATAAAGAGAAAAGAGTGGAATTGGAATCTATTTACGAAGGGTTGAGAGGATTAGCTCAAGAATTTGAGTGCCCAATCTGGACAGCCTCACAAACTAATAGGTCTGGTTTAAATGCAGAAGTTATTACAATGGAAGCCATCTCGGAAGCATTTTCAAAATGTTTCGTCGCAGATTTTATCTTTACAGTCTCACGCACAGTGCAGGATAAGCAGACCAACGGTGGAAGATTTTTCGTCGCCAAGAATAGATTTGGCCCTGATGGTTTAGTATATCCCATAGAGATGGTCACAAAGAATGTTCATATTGACGTTAAGTCTATGAATATTAGTGGTGATGAAGTGGTTACAACGGCAGTTACTGCCAAAGAACAATCGGATATTTTGAAAGAGAAATATAAGAAATTTAGAAAAAAGAAAAGAATTACTAAGGAGCAATAAAATGGAGCTTTCGTCGGAGATCCTATCGGACATCACAGTGCATATGAAATATGCGCGTTATCTAACAGACAAATATCGTCGTGAGACTTTTTCTGAAATTGTAGATAGAAATAAAGAAATGCATATTAAAAAGTACCCTGATCTTAAAGAAGAGATCGAGGCCGCATATCAATTTGTTTATGACAAGAAGGTTCTCCCTTCAATGCGCTCCATGCAATTTGGTGGCAAGCCTATTGAAGTTGCTCCAAACAGGGTTTTTAATTGTGCCTACATGCCGGTCGATGATATCCGCTCTTTCGCTGAGGCTATGTTTTTGCTCCTCGGGGGAACAGGTGTTGGCTTTAGCGTTCAACGCCACCATGTAGAAAAGCTACCAGAGATTCGCACTCCACGCGGTGATCGTACTCGTCGCTTCTTGATTGGCGATTCTATTGAAGGGTGGGCAGACGCCGTTAAAGCACTGCTAATTTCATATATTAAAGGGACT